ATCAACTCATTCTGACGAGCGGCATCAATCTCGGACTGCTGCTGTCTCTGCTGCGCTGAGCCAAGGTTGAACAGCATATTAGTGTCTTGCTGACCCAACGCTTGTGCGTTTTGACCCAAAGCGGCCTGTTGCATACCAACGTTGGACTGTTGTGTGCCCAGAGCACCCAGTCCTTGCGATATGCTTTGGCCCACACCAAACTGCTGAGAAGCCAAGCTGCCGATACCCTGACCAAGAGATTGGTTGAGTTGTGACTGCTGACCCAAAATACCGGCCTGCTGTGCGCCCAAGTTGCCATACATACTTGCAAGACCGGCTTGTTGGCCCGCCAAGTTGCCGTACATATTTGCAGCGTTTTGCTGAAGACCTGCCTGCTGAGCAGTAGCGCCAATCTGGCCAGTGCCTGCGGCAGCTTGTTGCTGAGCGGCTTGCAAACCAAACTGTGCACCCGACAATCCATACTGGCCTTGTAGCGCTTGATTAGCAAGATTTGCTTGCTGCTGCATCTGCGCATTCTGCATATTGGTGTTGTAACCAACCTGCTGATTTGCCAAAGCGGCTTGCATGGCCGCTTGTTGATTCATGCCCTGCGCCTGCAAAGCGTTTGCTGCATTTTGAACGTTGGCTTGCTGCTGACTTGACAGGTTTGCCAAAGAAGTCTGCAGCCCAGTCTGTGTGCCCAACTGCTGTGTATTTTGCAGAGCAGCAAGGTTCTGTTGACCCACAGTAAGACCTGCCTGCTGATTTGCTTGCTGGGCCGCGAGCCGCGCTTGTTGCTCGGCGTTGAACTGCTGCTGGCCCGACATGTAGGCCTCTTGAGAACCTTTGTTCTGGATGTCGGCTGTGCCAAATTACGTGCAGCTTCTGATTCCATAATCGCTTGGCGGGAACCGCCAAACGCGCCCGATCTAACAGCAGCAGCATTACGGCCTTGACGTGCAATATCGTCTTGGCGCTGTGCTTCACGAACACCAATATCAGTCACCGCCTGTTGATAGGGGGACATGTATTGCTGCGCGGTGCCCGGTGCAGTAATCGATTGCGCTTGAACACGCTCTGCGGGGCCCATTTGGAAAGCTTGCAGATTAGGGTTATATCCGGTCTGCGCGGCCATGATCCCCTGCGCATTGACATTCTGTGCATTAACGTTTTGAGGGCCTTGGAACTGAGCGGCCTGTGCAGTCGGTGCAGGGCCTAATCTAGCAGCGGATCTTGCAGCATCTGCCGCGCCGTACAACGCGCCAATACCTTGTTGGAAACCGGGCTGGTTGGTAGAAGCAAGCGCCAAATTCTGGGCATTTGCCATGCCCTGAGCGCCCTGCTGAATCAAAGGAACACCTTGGCTGGTCAAATTCGCAGCCGCTGTCATTTGATCGATAGGAACGGCAGCCTTATTCATCGCTGCTTGGGCCGCGCCAAACTGAGCACGGGTATCTGCACCGCGCAACACATCGGCTGCTTCACCTAATGTTCTGGCGCCGGCTGCAGTGCCCTGTGCCGCGGCAGTCATATACGGCTGGTATGCACCAATGCCTTGACGGCCCAGTTGGAGCGCATCCAACTGGTCGCGAGTCATCCCCTGTACTTTGTAGTCAGGGGTGAGGTATCTGCCTTGCGCGGCGGCAGCGTTAGCTGCGTCTACCTGCGCTTTTGCCGCTGCCATTAAGGCAACTTTACGTTCCTCAATGTCCGGTGCTTCCCGGCTTATCTGTTCTTGGACGGTAGTTGCCATCTTTATCCCCGTGCTGCGTTTTGTTCAAGTTGATTCATTAGCGCATACATGCGTTTTGCGCCTGCGCGTCTATCGCCTTTGCCTGCGCCGCGGACGGCTTTGGCAGTCATTACGAATTCGCCGTCAGACAGCATTGCAGGGATTGAATCAGAGGTCGCGGTCCCCGGGCCAGATATTTGACCGGTACGTCGAGGATAACCCCCCGAGCGCAAAGAAGCAATACCTCCGGCGTTAAATGACGACTGCATAAAATCATTGTTAAGACTAGATTCCCCAAAAGGACTATAAGAGTCTTGGAGAGGACCTCCGCCTCCGCCAGTATTTAAACCAGCGTAATCATAAACAGTAGGCGCTTGATATGAAGGCTCTTGATATGAAGGCTCTTGATATGTAGGCTGATAAGTATTTATCGCGGGCTGAGAGGCAGCTGCCATAGGCTGGAAGGTCTCCATCGGAGGCTGGTAACCCCCCACCGAAGTCTGGAAGTTATCCATTGAAGTCTGGAAGTTATCCATCGGAGGCTGGTAGCCACCCATCGAAGTCTGCAAATTATCTATCGATGTTTGAAAGTTATCCACTGGAGGCTGAACAGGGTTTATCCTAGACAGATAGTTGTCGTCCAACTGCTGTTGAGCGTAATCGATTATCGTAGTCGGGGCGGAGGTTGCGGCTACGGTTGGGGCAGCGGTGCCCGTGCTGTCTGTTGGTGCAGGCGAGACTGGGGCTGATGTTGGGGTTGATGTTGTGGTCGAAGCACGCGTCACCGGTGCAGGGTTGTTACGCATATATTGTTGCGTAAATTCTGCAAATCCCGTGGATGGCGTATACGAGCCCCGCTCTACCCCATAGCTTCCGGGGTTTGTAGGGGTATAACCAGTTTGCCCAAGCGCTTGCGCCTGAGCAATCATGGCGGCCCGCTGCGCATCTATCATGGCAGCACTCTCGGCAGAGGGCTTAACATCGCCTCCCTCGGCATATTTAGGAGGAGGCGGTGGCATCAGATTTGTGTACATCGATGCAGTGTTGTAAGGCTGTGCAATTGGTTGTTGTGTGCCCATTGTGCCGGAAGGAGGCGTGTACAAAGAACCAATCCCACCAATCGTGCGGGGTAGATCAAAATTACTTGTTGGGGTAGTTGATGCGGGAGCCGTGGGCAACGGATTGTATTGACCGTAAATAGGCGCGCCAAACTCGTCGTATTTCACACCGGGCAGGTTTTGAACATAATATTCTTTTTGCTTGCCCTTTTCTGCAATACGATCAGTGGCAGACTTCAACAACTCAGGCTTAATCTTAGATGCCTCAGCGTCCTTGGCTTCAAATCCACCAAACGCACCAATAGCGCCAATACCTGCCGCGGTAATCGGGCCGTAAGTACTAAGGACTCCGGGCATCGCTGCTTTAAGTGCACTGTCATACGTATTTTTTAACAAAGCAGAACGTGCTTCGCCTGTAATACTTGCAGGGAGAATTTTGCTTTGTGCTTCTACTGCCGCATTCGCAGCGGCCTGCGCATTTGGAAGAGCTCCCTTTTGAATATCAGAGGGGAATAACTTGTTGTCGTAGAAATCCTTTGCTGTGTCCATGAACGACGAACTAGTGGGGGCAGAAGCTTTTGCCAAGGACCCCTCAAACTGAGTGGCGTCCGCAGGATTAGGCGCCATGTTCGCTACCTGTCCTGTTTGAGAAATAGCAGGACCAGTAGGAGCGGCAGGGGCAGCAGGAGTGCCCATAAGCCTGTCATACTGACCACTGATGGTAGTTGGGCCGGTATAACTGCCTGAAGCAAAAGCCTCTGATCCACCCATGATCCCTGCACCAGCGCCAGCAGTCAAACCGCCAACAGCACCGGCTTTCAAAGCGTCTTTCAGGTTGCCACCACCAAGAAGCGTGGAGCCTGCCGAGCCTACAAAACCGCTGACCGCGGCTACGGCTGCAGTAGACGTAGCGCCCAACATACTTGCAGCAGCAGGGCCTAAGAAGAAACCAAGGGCAACAGTCGTGACAATCTTGCCCACGGTACTGTTGACAAAACCTTTAACTGCCTTACCAAGGCTCTTAAAAGCCTTCTTCAAGAAAAACTCAGGTAGCCCAGTGGCAGGGTTGGTGGTGCCCGAGCCACCACGGCGGCGCAGCATGCGTGCTTCGGCAGGGGTGATGTGTGCCAGCATGGTGTCGCCATTACGGCCATAACTGGCAATTGTTTTGGCAATGGGCTTAAGTTCAGCAATACCGCCTTTGGCAAAAGCTTGAACGCCCGCAGGCTCCGCAATCAATTGATCTATTGCCATGTTCAAGGCAGCAAAGAATTGGCCATCAAACTGCTCTGGCAACAACTCCTCTGGCATACCCATCTTTAAGTACTTTTCCCGAAGCGCAGCATACTGCTCAGGACTAGCAATCACCTCATCAACCATGTCGTTGAGCGCGTCAAGCTCTTCTGGCGACAGATCAATCTGGCTCAATTCCTCTCTAAACTGGGCCATGGCCTGCGGGTCAACTTGCGAGGCTCCTGCCAAAAGCTCATCCCCAAATTCTTTAGGCGACATCGACTGGCGCATCTGGTCATAGATGGCCATCGTATTTGGATCTTCGTATGGATTTGCGCCTTGTTGTGGCATTTCCATTGCTGCTTGAGGTGCTGTGGCCATGTTAATTCCTTAGAGGAAAATGTTTGTTTGATTGTATTAGGTTGGAAGCGCAGACACAAATGAAAGTGTGGCTACAACAGAAGCGGTTGACGGTTTTGTGGGTGTTCCAGATGCCGCGTAAGTTTGAATTGTCACGTCTACATTAGTGGTTGACCAGTAAATCTGGATGTAATCCCCGGCATTCATTGACAAATAGTAATTCCAGCCCTTGATGTCGTGAAAAGGAACGCCAGCACTTTTTCTTGCCGGCATTCCAACCAAACCAGTCGAGCCAACAATATCTACTCCATTTTGCTTTAACCAAATAAACACGTCTTGTGGGGCGTTATCTAAATTTTGAAGCTGCGCGCTAAACTGCAAGTTGTATATGCCCGGATTAGCTACCGTTATTTTTGATCCAGTAGTTAACGTTACTCCATTGGAAAAGTCCGTTACAGACAGTGCCATCAGGGTTGCCGTGTTGATTGTGGTTGTTTGGTCTGTAAAGTCAGAAAACGCCCCATATGGAAACGATATGTACTTACCCCCATCACTACTAAACAGTTCACTTATAGCATTGCGCAACTGGTTAAAGTACAGACGCAAGACGTTGGTAAACTGATCCTGATATCGACGCTCGTATTCTTGCGTACCCAGTGGTAAGTTGGGAACTGCGGGGTTAATGATGCGACCGCCAGACATTTATCTTCTACCGTCTGCGCGAATGTCGATACGAGGCGCACCGATCTGCCACGTTGTATTGAGTTGGTTAGAGCTGATCTTAAAAATCATCTGACGACCACGCACTCGCGTGTAAATCTGTCCCGTGAACTCTTCAGTGATCACATAACTGGATCCCTTAAGAACCGATTGGCCCGCGCTGCTTGTTACGCCAGAGCCCGAATTGCTTAAGCCATACAGGTCCATTGTCACAGTAGGCACAGCGCCTGCGGGTGAATTCGCAGAATTCTCAAACGTCAAATCAGGCAATATCCGCCAAACAAAACCAAAGTTGTGACCATCATTGATGTCAAACTCAGACGATGAAATGTATGCCTCGATTGGTAGCTCGGTGCCCGTTTCATTGTTGTTGATTCCCTGCTCGTGATTGACAAGATTCTTTTCGTATGTGGCCGCAATTGGGTAATCCGACAAGCCCGAATCAAGCCACGCTGTGCGCTTCATTGTGCCGTAATACCAAATATTTTCTAAGTAATTAAATACCACATACTTGTCAATCTCTACGCTGTTAGCAGAGCAGTAGAACCACCAGACTTCGTTAAAACCCTCATTAGTGCCTGCAACAATCTGCTCTGCTTGAGCCTTATTAAGATCTTGAAACACAAACCGGCGCAGGTCGCAATTGAGCGTTTGAATGCGGCCATCGTACGAGTAAAACTTGTCAATGCCCATCCAGTAAACGATACCAGAGGCAGAAGTTACTGCATTCGGGCCCATGATGGAAATGTTGTCGCCCAAGAGCTGAGATCCCCAAATAAAAGGAGGACCTAAATACTGCAGCGAATACACACTGGAGTCAGTGAAGACCACAATCTCCTGACGTGTCTGAACAGCCGTCACGATCTGTGAGCCGTGAGACAAGCGAAGGCTGCCTGCTTGGTTTGTAGGAGCCGGGGTCCACTGCACCGGATCTTCTTGATCAGACCAACGAATAAGCATCGGATCAAGAATTGAATCTGTAATGTCGTTTGTGCCAAAGACAATTACAAAACGGCTGATGTCTGATACCAATAAAAAGTTTTGATACAGCGGCACATCAGATGCGCCAGCAAGTGAAGACACCAGTACGCCACGGGTTGTCAAGCTGGTGCTGGCATCCCAATAGTAAAGGCCCTCGCCCCGCGGGCCAAAGATTAAGTTTTGACCAAAGTTATTCTGGTTCCAGATACGCAATGCATCTACAGAGGTGAAACCAAGACCCCATGTGCCTGAGCCCCAAGAACCAGCGCCCCAACCCACTAAAGGCATTGCATACTCAGGGCCGGGATTGATTTGATATGCCGCTAAAACAGACGCCCCGCCGCCCGTAGCGGTGGAAGAAGCTGCAGAAGACGCCGTGATGCTGTAGGTAGTAGCACTTACGCCAATCGTTGTAAGTTGAAATTCGCCATTAAGGGTCAAACCGCCCACTGCAGTAGCACCACTAAAAGTCACAAAAGCGCCGTTGGCAAACCCTCCCGTAGCATCCGTCACAACTACTGTGGTTGAGCCTGATGTGGTAGAAAATGGATTGTTGCCAAGCGTTGCAGCCGGTTTGCGCAAGGGGGTGATGTCGTTATATGCGCCACCGTTCTCGATGTAAAACTTAAGGTGTGTGCCAACACCTATCAGGTTCTGGCTACCCAGCGTCACCCAGTTCCAAAGCGAACGGCATACACCTAAAAAGGTGGTTGCAGAGATGCGTTGCCAGCCACCAATTTTCTCTGGCGTGCCTTGACGGAACCGGACTTTGTCGCACTCATACCAGCCGCCCTCGGTGGTGTAACGTGTGTTCTCCCGGTTGACGCCCGGCTTAAACAGGATTTTTTGTAGTGGCATCGGCAATCCTAGGATAGAAACACGGCCCGTTCGTCAATACGACGCTTCTGCAGCCCTTTGAGAATTTTACCCCCCGCCATGCAATACTTCAAGAGTTCTTCTGACGCGCCTTCCATATCACCACGCAATACCTTCTGACGCAGAGTTGAACGCTGTAATGTGCCTAGCCCCACATTGAAGGAAAATGATACCAACGCATCAAACTGTCCTTGAGTAAGAGGCACAGGACAATAAGTAGCCACGCCTTTCTCAAAGCGAGCAAGATCTGCCCTAAGTATTGCATCTACTTCCTCCATTGAATATTTACGCATGGCTTCTGCGGGTGGTGTAAACGCATCCCGCTGGTCTATCTTGAGCTTTCCCTGCTCTGGGAACAT